ATGACACAGGCACCCTCCGGGGTGCCTGTTGTTTTTGGGCATAAACAGATTCAGACATCAGACATCAGACATCAGACAGGAGAGGGGGACAGAGTGGGTAAAGGGGGCGGCAAGGGGCACACACCGCGTGAGGCGAAGGACAATCTCAAATCCACGCAGATGATGAGCGTGATTGATGCCATTGGTGAGGGACCGGTGGAAGGTCCGGTGAAGGGACTGCAGAGTATTCTGGTGAACAAAACCCCGCTGACGGACACGGACGGTAATCCCGTGATACACGGTGTGACCGCCGTCTGGCGTGCCGGGGAGCAGGAGCAGACACCGCCGGAAGGCTTTGAGTCCTCCGGGGCAGAAACCGCACTGGGCGTGGAGGTGACGAAGGCAAAGCCGGTGACGCGCACCATCATGTCAGCGAACATTGACCGTCTGCGGGTCACCTTCGGGGTGCAGTCACTGGTGGAGACCACCTCAAAGGGTGACCGTAATCCCTCTTCTGTCCGCCTGCTGATTCAGCTTGAGCGTAACGGTAACTGGGTGACGGAGAAGGATGTCACCATTAACGGCAAGACCACCTCGCAGTACCTGACGTCGGTGATTCTGAATAATCTCCCTGAGCGCCCCTTTAACATCCGGATGGCCAGGGTGACGGCGGACAGTACCACGGACCAGCTGCAGAACAGAACGCTGTGGTCGTCATACACCGAAATCATCGATGTGAAACAGTGCTACCCGAACACGGCCATTGTGGGGCTGCAGGTGGATGCGGAGCAGTTCGGTGGCCAGCAGATGGTGGTGAACTACCATATCCGCGGCCGCATCATTCAGGTGCCGTCAAACTATGACCCGGAAAAACGCACCTACAGCGGTATCTGGGACGGGAGTCTGAAACCGGCATACAGCAATAACCCGGCCTGGTGCCTGTGGGACATGCTGACCCACCCGCGCTACGGCATGGGAAAACGCCTGGGGGCGGCGGATGTGGACAAGTGGGCGCTGTATGCCATCGGGCAGTACTGCGACCAGACGGTCCCGGATGGTTTCGGGGGCACAGAGCCGCGGATGACCTTTAATGCGTACCTGTCACAGCAGCGTAAGGTGTGGGATGTCCTGGGGGATTTCTGCTCGGCGATGCGCTGTATGCCGGTATGGAACGGCCAGACGCTGACGTTCGTTCAGGACCGTCCGTCGGATGTGGTGTGGCCGTACACCAACAGCGATGTGGTGGTGGATGATAACGGCGTGGGGTTCCGCTACAGCTTCAGTGCCCTGAAGGACCGGCACACGGCGGTGGAGGTGAATTACACAGACCCGCAGAACGGCTGGCAGACTTCCACGGAACTGGTGGAAGACCCGGACGCCATCCTGCGCTACGGGCGCAACCTGCTGAAGGTGGACGCGTTCGGCTGTACCAGCCGCGGTCAGGCTCACCGTGCCGGACTGTGGGTGATAAAGACCGAACTGCTGGAAACGCAGACGGTGGATTTCACGCTCGGGTCTCAGGGGCTGCGGCACACACCCGGTGACATCATTGAAATCTGTGATAACGACTATGCCGGGACCCTGACCGGTGGACGCATCCTGTCCATCGATGCCGCCAGCCGCACACTGACGCTGGACCGTGAGGTGACACAGCCGGAGACAGGTACATCGACGGTGAACCTGATTAACGGCAGCGGTAAGCCGGTGCGCGTGGACATCACTGCACACCCCGCCCCGGACCGGATACAGGTCAGCATTCTGCCTGATGGCGTGGCGACATACGGTGTGTGGGGACTCTCCCTGCCGTCACTGCGTCGTCGCCTGTTCCGCTGTGTTTCCATCCGGGAAAACACGGACGGCACCTTTGCCATCACGGCGGTGCAGCATGTGCCGGAAAAAGAAGCCATTGTGGATAACGGGGCCCGCTTTGAGCCGATGTCCGGCTCACTGAACAGCGTCATCCCGCCGGCAGTGCAGCACCTCACGGTGGAGGTGAGTGCCTCAGACGGCCAGTATCTGGCGCTGGCGAAATGGGACACGCCGCGGGTGGTGAAGGGCGTGCGCTTCAGTCTGCGCCTGACCAGCGGAAACGGTGAAAACAGCCGCCTGGTGACCAGCGCCATCACGGCGGACACGGAGCACCGTTTCAGTGGCCTGCCGCTCGGGGAATACACCCTGACGGTCAGGGCGATAAACAGCTACGGCCAGCAGGGCGAACCTGCCACCACCACATTCCGGATTAATGCACCGGCGGCACCGGCCAGCATTGAACTGACGCCGGGCTATTTTCAGATAACGGTGGTCCCGCATCCTGTGGTGTATGACCCGACGGTACAGCATGAATTCTGGTTCTCAGAAAAACGCATCACGGACACGGCACAGGTGGAAACCTCTGCCCGTTATCTGGGTACCGGCAGCCAGTGGAGCGTCTCCGGCCCGCACATTAAGCCCGGGAAGGATTTCTGGTTTTATGTGCGCAGCGTCAACCTGGTGGGGAAATCTGCGTTTGTGGAGGCCAGCGGGCAGGCCAGCAATGATGGTGAAGGGTATCTGGAAATTTTCCGTGGGCTGATAGATGAGGCGCAGCTGGGGAAGGCACTGAAAGAGCGTATTGATGCGTCAGCCCTGCGTACTGAGGTCACGCAACTGGAAGAAGACATCCGCCAGCGGCTGGAGACGGATGTTGCGGAAGTGACCCGAAAAATCGGGGAGGCGGAAAACAGCCTCACGCAGCTGGTTGCGAAAAAGAATGAGGACCAGACGCTGGCCATCGCGCAGGTGAGTCAGCAGGTGGACCGGGTGAGCAGTGAAATCACACAGACAGTCAGCCAGAGCACGGAGGAAAACGCCAGGCAGATAGCGCAGGTCCGCCAGTACGTGGATGACAAAGGGAGTGAAATCACCTCGACCACGGATAAAAAGCTGGAAGACCAGAGCGCCACCATACAGCAGATACAGCAGGTCCAGTCAGACACGAATGATGAGCTGGCAGCGCTGTACATGCTGAAGGTGCAGAAAACGAAAAACGGCATTCCGTATGTTGCCGGTATTGGTGCGGGGATTGAGGATGCTGATGGCCAGACGCTGAGCAATATTCTGCTGCAGGCGGACCGTATCGCGATGATTACCCCGGAGAACGGCAACACCACGCCGCTGTTTGTGGCGCAGGGGAATCAGCTGTTCATGAACGACGTGTTCCTGAAGCGACTGTTTGCGGTGAGTATCACGTCATCCGGCAATCCCCCGACGTTTCCCTGACGCCGAGGGCAGGCTGATGGCCCGCAATGCGGACATCAGCGGACATATCAGTGCGAACTCGGGCACGCTGAATAATGTCGTGATAGCGGAGAACTGCACGATAAATGGCACGCTGAAAGCGGAGAACATTATTGGTGATCTGGTGAAATGTGCCGGGGTGGCTTTTCCGGTGGATGGTAGTCACCTTGCGAACGGTACACGAACGCTGACGGTGTATGACGATCACAGCTTTGACCGGCAGATTATAATCCCGCCGATAATCTATGTCGGGTCAAAACAGGAATCCCGCACCAGTAATGACATCTGGACAGAGTGCTTCCTGCATGTTGATCAGAACGGACGCCGGATTTATTCAGGCAGGTCAGTGGCAGAGCCGGGAATTTTCAGCGGGATCATCGATATGCCAGCTGGCGGTGGTCATATCACCCTGAGTTTTACCGTGAGCTCACGGCGTCAGAATGACAGTTGGGGCAGTTCACGAATCAGTAACCTTCAGGCGATAGTGGTGAAGAAAAACAGCGCGGGGATCAGTATCCGCTGAACATCGCGCCCCGGGATTGCCGGAAGGAGACAAAAACCGTACAGTATGCGCGGGTGCCTTTGGCTGATGGCCGGAGGGAACACCTGAAGGCCGGATGTGAAAAGGCCCCGGACAAAACATTCATGTTTAACCCGAGGCCTGACCATTCATCCTAAGCAAGTGAAAGGTTAGCGCCTCTCCGTAAAAGGAGCAAGCGTTATGTCGCAAAAACCGTTAAAAACCACCGTGATTTGTATCACGGTAGTGCTCATTATCTGGATCACCCACAGTTCACTGTGCGAGTTCCGGTTCCGGATAGCGGGCGCGGAGATTGCGGCGTTCTTACAGTGTAAGCGGTAAGAAACCGTGGCGGGGGAGTGTACCTTCCCCGCCGACCGGTTGCTGAGGGTGATCAGCCGGATGGCACCTTTTTAACATCAATAAATCACAAATTTTACCGCAGGCCGGGAAACCGGTCCTGCGGTTTTTTATGGAGGAAATCCATGGCAGTCAGAATATCGGGTGTGCTGAAGGACGGGGCCGGTAAGCCGGTACCGGGATGCACGATAGAGCTGAAAGCGCGACGCACAACGGAGACGGTGATTGTCACCACGGTGGCGTATGGTCAGCCGGGGGAAACCGGCAGTTACAGTATGGATGTTGAGCCGGGTCTGTACCGGGTGACGCTGAACACGGAAGGGTACGCGCCGTCATATGTGGGTGACATTCTGGTGAAGGCGGACTCTGCACCGGGAACGCTGAATAAATTCTGATGGACCTGGAGGACGCACAGTATTACCCGAAAGCCCTTAGCAGAGCTGGAAGCGGTGGCCGCGGAAATCCTGAAACGTGCGGAAGCGTCAGCGGCGAGTGCAGAGGAAGCGAAGAAACGGGCAGAGAATGCGCGGGGACCGAAGGGGATAAGGGAGACACCGGGCCACAGGGTATTCCCGGGCCAAAAGGCGATACCGGCGAGCGTGGCCAAAGGGTGAGCGTGGTGAGGCAGGCCCACAGGGGGTACAGGGGCCGCGGGGTGAAACCGGCCCCGTGGGACCGCAAGGAGTGGCGGGTATTCAGGGGCCTGCTGGTCCTGCGGGCCCGCGAGGTGAAACCGGAGCCAGAGGCGAAAAAGGAGAGCCGGGAGATCCCGGAGGACCTCCGGGACCAAAAGGTGACACTGGCCCCAGAGGGGAGCCGGGGCCTCAGGGCCCGGCAGGTCCGAGGGGACCTGCCGGAGAGAGAGGGCCGCAAGGATTGCAGGGTGTGGCAGGGGAGAGAGGCGATACAGGTCCGGCTGGTCCACAGGGTATACCTGGACCTCCGGGGCCAACAGGTAGCGTCGGTCCTAAGGGGGAAAAAGGCGAGCCTGGTGATCGAGGTCCACAGGGTGCTACCGGCCCCAGAGGACCACAAGGGGAAAAAGGGGATAAAGGTGACCCCGGCCGGCAGGCCCTGCCGGTGAGCGGGGGCCAAAGGTGATACCGGGGCCGACGGGCCCCGCAGGGAAGGATGGCGCAGATTCACAGGCGAACAGAGTGCGTATCAGCGAGAAAACAGAAGTCACCTCCAGCACAGTCGTTTTCCCCTCTTTTTATGGCGGTGCGCAGGGGGAAAATGCAGCCCCTGATGGCGCTGTGATTCTGAATATCAGGACGGCTCCGGTATCACTGACGAACGGCAATTTAGGGGCAGCCAGTGTCACTGCTGTCACTTACGGCTTCCTTCAGGTTCATGATGGCAGCCAGTGGGTTACGGTGAAACATGAATAACATGATTTTCCCGGGTGCGGAAAGCTTAAACGGGTACCCCGTCCTGAATATTCGTATGAGGAGAAGAAATGAATCTTAAAAATCTGCAACGTTATACTCCTGAGAAGTCGGATGTTCCGGGGGCAATGTACCTGAAGGCAGAGGATGGCCGTGACTGGTATGAAAGCCAGTCGTCATTTAAGGCGGATACGCTGAAGCTGGTTTATGACAGCGAAGGCATAATCACGAGTATCAGTAAGGATGTGTCGATGCTGTGGCCAGTGGGACAGAGTGTGGTGGAGGTTGAGGATACAGAAGAAAACCGCAAAGCTGATATCTCCGGGCGCTGGAAGTTTGACGGGGAAAAAGTCGTTGATACTCTGACCGCGGAGAAAGCGCGCGGGATGAAGGGCGATGAAATAAACGCGTGGCGTAATGCGATGGAGGCGGCGAACTACACGTTTGAGCACAATGGCCGGAAATGGGACTACGGAAAGTCAACGCAGACGCGCCTTGAGCCATCGGTGGCGGCAGCGAAAGCGGGGAAACTGCCGGAGGCGTTTTTCTGGACGGATGCGGAAAACAATGATGTACAGGTGACAGCAGAAGAGCTTATTGCGCTGAGTGAAGCGGCAGAGCAGGCGATGTTCACTAAAGGGATGGAAATCCACATTCGCCAGCGCACCATGAAGAAGGACCTGGAATCGCTGAGCAGTGCGGATGAGATCCTGGCATACAGGGTTGGCTGGGCACAGGAATAACAGACAAAAAGATGGGGGACCATCACCTCCCCCATGAACTGCGTTGATTATGTCATTATTGTGAAGGTATACACTATGCCGGACGAATACTGCCACGGAAAAGTTAATTCCGGAAGTGACGGAACTCTCATTTTTCGTGCATCCTGTTGATATGGATGATTTTTCAGATTTCCGGAAGTCCGTATTTTGCCCGGGCGCGGTTGCATGCTTCATTCGCGATGCCATTTTTGCCGGAAACTAGATTTCTATGTTTCCTTTTTATTATTGCTATACATGGTCTTAAGCGTATCAAAGACAATTTTCTTAACCATCTCAGATTGTTGTTCTGCCATACGCTCTGCATCGTCAATGTAAACAGATGCAGAGCTTTGTTTAGCCAATGATTCTTCAATCGCCGCAATTATCTCTGAGTTCAGCGACCTGTTATTCATCTTCGCACGTTGCTTAATTTTCGCGTGGAGTTCATGCGGAAGTCTCAAGTGAAACTGCGCCTCGTCGTATTTGCTGTACATCCTTGATGCCTCACCAGTTGGGTGGAATGGCATCGTAACCTACTGGATAAATACTCAATAGTACCATTTCGGTATGCAATCACATCATGGTTGCATCATATCATTCGTCTGGAGCAATGAAATGTCAGATATCACCGCAAATGTTGTGGTAAGCATGCCTTCGCAACTCTTCACTATGGCTCGTTCTTTTAAAGCCGTAGCCAATGGCAAAATTTATATCGGTAAAATTGACACTGACCCTGTAAATCCTGAAAACCAGATTCAGGTTTATGTGGAGAATGAAGACGGTTCTCACGTTCCTGTTTCGCAACCAATCATCATTAATGCTGCTGGATATCCGGTATATAACGGACAGATTGCCAAGTTCGTAACTGTGCAAGGTCATTCTATGGCTGTGTACGATGCGTATGGGGCGCGGCAGTTCTATTTTCCGAATGTGCTTAAGTATGATCCTGATCAGTTAAAAAACATTTTACTATCAAAATCTGGAGCATCAAATGTTTTCACGTCTTCTGGTGATAGCGTTCAAACATTTATAGATAACTATGCATTTATTTATGCTGTTGATTATTTGCCTGAAATTTACGTTACAGACGGTTCTGTAGACTATCGCGCAGAAATACAAGAAGCAATCAATCATGCAACGAGCATAAAATCAGTATTGGTTTTACCTCCATTTCAGTGCAAGATAACTCCGGTAGATCAGTTTGATGTTCCAGGTCTCCTAATCCCATCTAATTCAATAATTATAAACCCACCAGGAGGATCGCTTAAGATTGGTGAAAATAGCTTTGAGCAATACGGGGTTATGACATTTTCAGATGTTGAAAATATAATTGTTATAAACCCAGTATGCATTGGAGATAAAACAACTCACAAAGGACTGGACGGCGAGTTCGGAATGTGTTTCTTTATCAGGGGTGGGTGTAACAATATAGAAATAAAAACCCTAAAGCCATTGATGCATGGGGAGATGGAATTTTTATTGGTCAGCACTGGCCTGATAAGGTCTCATACCCGAAGAAAATAACTATAACCAGACCAGTTACAGAAAACTGCCGTAGGCAAGGTATTAGCATTACATGTGGAGAGTCCATAGTCATCGATAGGCCAGAATTGAACAACACTGGTGATAGCAATTCAACACCCCTCCCAAACGGCCCATGGGCTGGAATCGACATAGAACCTAACTATTTTCAGACGCCGTTAAGGGGAATTCACGTCAATGGAGTTATAGGAAAGGGTAATAAAGGGCCGCTAACTCAAATCGCGCTAAATATGGCAGATACAAACATCCCACCAGAAGGTGGTAGATATGACTGCCAAATCACCATTGACGGAGTTTCTGATGACTCATCAAGAGGAGCGTTTGAGTTTTGGGGGGGCCTAACAGAGATTCTCTTTTTAACGGATACGTTTCAGTTAAGAACGTGTGCTCCAAGGGAGCGCTAAAAAACCCTATAATGATAAGCAACCAATTCTACAAGTCAGGCTTGCGCCTACTAGTAGACAACGTATCAATAAATGATTGGTCTTGCTCATATTCAAGCAACATTGATAAGGCCCCTATAGCCATTAAAACATCTGATTCATCACAATATCCATCATCAACACTTCCAGTACAGGGGAACTTTGAAATAAGAGATGTGTCTCTTTGCTCATCTCTTCCAGCTGAAAGCATATCAAAATATGCAATCGTAACAAACAATGCAAAAGGGTTTGTAGGTGTATATATATCGTTCAAGCATGTAATATGTCCAGTAAAGCTAACCACTAACGTTTTTGGTAGGATTAATCTTGATCTAGGTTCATTTTACCAGACTCTAACATGTACAATGAATCCAGGTGAAACTTTAAACCTTGCTTCATTATCTGATATTAAGATGAGCGAGCCTGGAGAGATCTCCCTTCCATCATCAATTGATAGCAGATTCAATGGTCAACAATATAGATTAATGTATGACTCATCGTCTGGATTTATGAAGATGAATACATCTAGCCTTAACGTATTCGTAAACGGTAAAGCGGTTACTGCCGGATATGCTAATTTTTATCCATCAGCAGGTGTAATATCAATAACTGTTGGTGTTAATGGGTTTGTTCTTATAAACACTCAGGGAGGATATACGCCATCATGATTTTTTGAATTTTATCCTATCGCATGCAAGTTAACTGGTTTTAGTAGATTCTCGCCCATGTCGTTATATGTACGCGCGGGTCAGCCAACCACTGCATCATTTCTCTGAGTCTATCGAGATACTGAGCATGGTTGTAAATTCAACTAACCCAGTGAGTTGACAAAAAATTAGCGCAAGAGGACAAAAAATCACCTTGCGCTAATGCTCTGTTACAGGTCACTAATACTATCTAAGTAGTTGATTCATAGTGACTGGATATGTTGTGTTTTACAGTATTATGCAGTCTATTTTTTAAGCTAAATGCATTATAAGACATTGATATTAATGATTTTACTGTTTCTTGTTCAGCTTTTTTATACTAACTTGAGCGAAACGGGAAGGTAAAAAGACAAAAAGTTGTTTTTAATACCTTTAAGTGATACCAGATGGCATTGCGCCATCTGGCAGAGTGATTAACTAAACATCGCAGTAATCGAGGCGCTTGCCAGAGAGTGGAAATGAACGTTAAACCCGACCATCGCGCCGCTGGCACCTTCATCGACATCAATACGTTCTATATCCAGCGCGTGAACGGTAAAAATGTAGCGATGAGTTTCGCCTTTCGGCGGTGCTGCGCCATCGTACCCGGTTTTACCAAAGTCGGTACGCGTCTGCAAAACGCCGTCTGGCATTGCTACCAGACCAGAGCCAAACCCTTGCGGTAATACGCGGGTATCAGCGGGTAAGTTAACAACTACCCAGTGCCACCAGCCGGAGCCGGTTGGCGCATCCGGGTCATAGCAGGTGACGACAAAACTTTTCGTTCCCGCAGGAACATCATCCCACGCCAGATGCGGTGAAATATTATCGCCATCGTAACCCATGCCGTTAAAGACATGACGATGCGGCAACTTATCGCCATCGCGCAGATCATTACTGATGAGTTTCAT